CCCGGAGACAGCCGCTAACGATCGCAATTACAACGGCAGGGTTTGATCGGTCTTCTATCTGCTGGGAGCTTCACAAGTACGCTGATCAGGTTGCATCAGGCGGCATTAAAGACGAATCGTTTTACCCGGTAATCTACAGTGCAACACCGGAAGACGATTGGCGTGACGAAGCCGTATGGGAACGAGTGAACCCCTCGATTGATGTGGCAGTGTCGCGAGACTACTTAAGAGAACAAGCTGCCCGTGCAGAGGAAAACCCAGCATTTGAAAATACATTCAGACGTCTACATTTAAACCAATGGACGGAACAGCAGTCTCGTATTATCTCAATGGCTAAATGGGATTCATGTAAGAGGGAATACAACCGGGCTAGTTTACACGGGCGGGCGTGTTACGCGGGTTTAGATTTAGCCTCAACAATGGACGTGACGGCGTTCGTGTTAGTCTTCCCGGAACCTGACGGATCAATGAAAGTCTTGCCGTGGTTTTGGATTCCCGAAGATAACATCAATGCGCGTGCTGGTTCAGACCAGCGTATGATTAGAAACTTCGCAAGCCGTGGATCCGTGGAAACAACAGACGGAAATGAAGTTGATGTTATATTCCTGGCGGGGCGCATAGCGGAAATCTGTGAACAATACGACGTTCAATATATAGGATTTGATCCGTGGAATGCGGCGGGCGTGACGCAACTAATGAAGACGTATGGAGTTCCGGAGCATACTTTGGTTAAGATGCCACAAACATTCGCAACCTATAACGAGCCATTCAAGAAGTGTCTAAGTTTATTAGGTTCGGGGATGTTCAATCATAATGGCAATGCAGTGCTACGTTGGATGGCTTCTAACGTTGTCCACAGAGAAGATACAAACGGAAACATTAAACCAGACAAAGGCAAGTCTGCTGAGAAAATAGACGGCATTTCTGGTACATTTATGGCAATGGCTTTGCTATTAAAACACGGTGAGGACGTTAGCGCATACGCTGAAACAGGTTCTGGCGTAGTGCTGTTCTAGGCGGAATATGCAGATGGAATACGGCGTAACGGAATACATCGTCAACGCTAACCCGCTGGAAAATCCAAACATTAGCATTCGCGATCCGCGCGTTTGGCAATCCGTGTTCGGTGGTGGAAGTCAGGCCGACTCAGGCGTAACGGTAAGTCCGCGCACTGCGCTAGGCTATCCACCGCTCTGGCGTGCTATTAATCTAATCAGCGGCGATATAGCAAAGCTGCCATTGAACGTCTATCGCAGGTTGCCAGACGGCGGCAAGGAAGTCGATAAGAAACACCCGGCCTATTATCTGCTGAACCGGGAAGCCAGCCCTACACGCGATGCTATGAGCTTTAAAGAAGCACTGGCAGGCAATGCCGTATTGCGTGGCAACGGGTACGCTGCAATCCTAAGAGACAACCGAGGCGCACCGGCAGAGTTACGTATCATGTCGCCTGCCGATACATATCCTGTCGTGACTGATGGCGAGGTGTGGTATGTGTCAACGGCTGACGGTAAGCAATTCAGATTGCCGGGCCGGGACGTCTTCCATTTAAAAGGGTTGTCGGCTGACGGGCTGGTAGGCTACGACCTGATCGATTTAATGCGTGACGCTCTTGGCGTAGGTATGGCAGCACAAGCTTATGGCGCGAAGTTCTTCGGTAATGGTGCCAACGCTTCCGGGATTCTAATGATCCCGCACCATGTGTCAGACGAAAAAATCCGCAACACAATATCAGCCTTCGACTCCATGATCAGCGGCGTTAATAACGCACACAAAGTAGGGTTGCTACAGGACGGCGTAAAGTATCAACAGTTATCTATCACACCGGACCAGGCGCAGTTCCTTGAAACTCGCCAGTATGAAATCCGTGCCACTGTTGCGAATATCACATCATGCCCACCGCATAAGCTAGGTGACGATTCGCGCACGAGTCATAATAGTTTAGAGGCTGAGAACCAAAGCTATCTCGACGAGTGCTTAGATAGATGGCTTCGTAAAATAGAAATGGAAGCATCACTCAAGCTGCTTTCTGAGAACGAGCGCCGCAACGATACACACTTTATTGAGTTTAACCGTAACGCACTGTTGCGAATGTCATCACAGGACCGGGCTAACTATTACGCTAAGTTGCAGGAACATGGTTCACTAACTGTCAACGACGTTTTGCGTGCAGAGAATCTTCCAACGATTGGCGAGAAGGGTGATAGGCGATACCGTCCAGGCAACCTATTAGAAATTGGCGAGGAACCTGACACGTCAGAAACTGAACAGGTAACGCAAATCGTTCCCGAACCACCGCCAGCTCCTGAACCCGAACAGCCTAACGATAGGCTTCTGAATATCTTTGTAGATTCCACAGTCGAAAAGGCGCTTGCCGTGGAACGTGACAGGGTAACGAAGGCCGCAAAGAACGAATCGAACTTCATTGAATGGGTTGATGCCTACTATCCGAAGTGGGTTGAACACAACGCGAGTACACCTGAACTGGCTGCCGCATATCTGGCGCATGCCAAAGAATCAATTGCATCACTGTTAGATGTAACCGGATGCTGTACACAGACTGGTTTACCTTCTGCCGTGGCTGATTGTGTAGCCACATGGACAGACCGCGCAGGCACATTGAAATCAAACATTTTAAGGACTGATACCGATGACTGACATTAACATTTTCGGCCCCATTGCTGCCGATGGGATGAATGATTCATTTGGGGCGTCTGACTTGGCGTCTACGTTATCGGATATCTCCCCTGAAGAAGATATCACGGTGCGCATCAACAGCCCCGGAGGAAGCGTATTTGAGGGCCTGACGATGTATCAAAGCCTGTTAAACCGTGAAGGCCGGGTAAATGTGGTGATTCATGGCGTAGCGGCTTCGATTGCTTCTATCGTGGCAATGGCCGGGGACTCCATCACAATGGGTCAAGCGTCCCGTATTATGATCCACAACCCGTTAGGCCCAAGCGCTATGGCGTTTGGGACGGCGGATGATCTCAGAGAAGCGGCGGAAGACACGATCAAGACAGCCAACCTGCTGGACTCAATCAAAGATACGTTGCTGGATATCTATGAAGTTAGAAGCGGCACTGATCGTCAGGATATAGCTGAATGGATGGAATCGGAAACGTGGTTGAACGCTGCAGCCAGTCAGAAAGCCGGGTTCGCTGATTATGTTACCCCGAACAAGTCTATTGATGCGTCAGTGATGGCAACTCCCAGAGCTTATGCCGTGGCTAACATGGACGAACTTGACGCATTAACGGCACTGGCAAAGAGGATTAGTTCTGAAACATTACGTACACCAGATGCTGAACGTTATATGGCATGTAATCGGCTGCAATTGTTAAAGCGTAAGCAGTTGTTGACAGAAGCTGGCATCTAGTCTTATACTTCTGGCGGAAATAATACGACGGCGCTGGGTTATGAAACCGGGCAACGTCGCGAAACGGTAGCCTTACAAGAGTAGTGCTAGCCTTAAGTGGTTGGCGTTGCTCTTTTTTTTGTGCGCTGACTAATACTCAACTTCACAATCAGTAAGGAAACACATAATGGCAAGCCCATTGCAGGAGCTGGTTGACCAGCGCGTATCTAAGATCACGTCAGCACGCGAGTTTCTCAACGAATGCGAGAAAGATCACGGCGGAATGTCCGCTGATGAATGTGCGCGTTGGGATGCGATGCACTCTGACGCCGATGCCATCAAAGCAAAGGTTGATGCTCTACACGCAGAAGAACAAGCACAATCTGAACGCCTTGCACGTCAGGACCAGGCAGAAGCCGAACTCCACGAACTGCAGAACAGCACAGCACTGGCACCGTTGCGAGATTATGTCGCGAAGGAAAGCTATAACACCACGACCGCACCTGTGAATCGCCTGGTGGCTGTTGATAACGTTCTGAATCAGTGGAGTCTCAAAGGTTCCGCAGCACTGAATAACGACAGTGAATTTCGCCAGTCTCTTAACGAGTCGGGATGTAAGTGGGACAACGCCCAGGGTGGGCTATACGTGCCACTGATGAACAACGCTCCTAAGCGTTACAACGATATTGTAAACGCACAATCTATCGGCACAGCAACTGCCGGTGGGCATACAACGTTCCCGGGCTTTGTAGCTAATCTGGAACAAGCACTTTTAGCCTTTGGCGGAATGCGTCAAGTTTCCACAATCATGCGAACCGATACTGGTTCTGCACTAGACTTCCCAAGTCTGGACGACACATCTAACACAGGTGCGTTGCTTGCTGAAAATGTCAGTGACAGTGAATTGGATGTTGTGTTCGGCAACATGACGCTGGACGCCTACAAGTACACCTCAAAAGTTGTGCTTGTGTCTAAGGAGCTCGCGCAGGATAGTGCGTTTTCAATGGGCCAGGTAATTGGTTCAGTGTTAGGCGAACGACTTGGGCGAATCCAAAACACCCACGCCACAACTGGCACGGGATCAAGTCAGCCTAACGGTGCTGTGACTGCATCAACTGCAGGTAAGACGGCGGCTTCTGCCACTGTCGTGACATTCGATGAAGTCTTAGATTTGGAAGCCAGCGTCGATGCTGCCTACAGACCTAATGCAACGTGGATGTTTAACGACACTACACGCAATGAACTGCGGCAGCTTAAAACAACTGATCTTCAGTACCATTGGCAACCGGGTTCACAAGCTGGCGATCCTGACAGAATGTTTGGCTACCCATACATCGTGAACAACGACATGGCTAATACGGCATCCGCTGCTAAGTCCATGTTGTTCGGTGACTTCAGCAAATATGTTATGAGGGAAGTTCTTGGCATTACCCTTGTGCAACTTGTTGAGCGTTATGCCCATGCCCATCAAATCGGCTATATCGCAATTATGCGGTTTGATTCAGATTTGCGGGACGCTGGCACGGCACCGATCAAGCACATGGTTCAGACTGCTTAATTCTAGCCGCTAACATTTCCCTAGCACCTAATTGGGTGCTGGGGTTTCTCTCTATAACTAACAGGAAAACTAATAATGGCTACCACGAATTGGGAACGTCCTTACGTTTCAGGTTATGAAAACATAACGGGTGCAGCGAAAACTCTAACGTCTGCAGATCACGGTAAGGTTTACAGGGTTAATGTTGCGGACTGTGTGTTTACACTTCCATCAACAGAAGCGGGCTTGGTTTATCACTTTGTCATTGACACATTGGGCGGGTCCACTGGTTGTTCGTTAAGCCCTGCGGCGGCGGACAATGTTAATGGAGGCGCAGACAACAAAGACTGGATTAACACAGCAGCCACCGACGTTATCGGTGACTCAATCACATTGATTGCTGACGGTTCCGAAGGTTGGCTCACCATTGGCCAGCACGGCATCTGGGTTGTTGAATCGTAAGTTTAACTATTGAACCAGCGCGTGGCGCGGGGTTGTTCGTCCTCTCCGGCCTCACTGCAGCGGCGCGTTGGTTCCTTCTTCTTTCATAGGATTATATTGATGGCCAATCTTACAATTACAGTATCGAACATTGACTGGGTGAGCGGCCCGAAGGGGACGTATGACGCAGCGGAAACTATCACAGCCGGGGACTTGCTATACCAGGCAACATCCACAACGGTTGGCGTGGCTGCAAATAGTGATACAGCAAAAGATACAGTGATCGGCATTGCCTTGAATGACGGAACGACAGGCCATCCTATTACCTATGCCAAGGAAAATGCCGTTGTTGGTTTCGGTGCTATCCTAACGGTCGGCGTTTATTACGTGCTTAGCACAGCCGGATTGATTTCACCTATGACGGACGCCGCAACAAGCGATTACATGGCATATATTGGCTATGGGCTGACCACGTCGAATATGAAAGTCAAGATCGTCAATACAGGACTGCAACACGGATGAGAATCAAACTTAAACATTATTCAGGTATGGTCGGCGCGGAAGGTAGTCCCGGTCAGATTATCGATTGCCCGGATGAAATTGCGCGTCTGTTTATTGATACCTGCCGTGCTGAACTAATTAGCGACACACCAACACCACTCGCAGCGCCAGTGACTAAACCTGCTACAGCAGAATCAATAGTTAAGACTGCACCTAAGAAACGTGGCAGACCTAGAAAAATTGGAAGTTTAGAATGATTCATCAGTCGATTGTCGAATCGGTTGCGCCGACTACAGAGCCTTTGACTCTGACTGAATTCAAAGATCGGTTGCGCGTTACATCATGCGACTTTGACGTTGAACTGACTGAACTTCTTAAAGCGGCACGGGTTCAGCTTGAATATGACACTCACCGGGCATTCGTTACTCAAACTCTCATTATATATTTTGACGAGTTCCCCGTGACAGAAGATCTCGAAATCCGTGTCGCGCCGGTTCAATCGATAACGTCCGTAGTTTATACGGACACGGCAGGAGCCTCTCAGACGTTCGCCAGTAGTAACTACACGGAAGACCTAACAAGCACACCCGCCCGGCTTAAGGTTGTCGACGGCGTGTTCTGGCCTGCTGTGGATGACATTCCACAGGCTGTAGTGATCACGCTAGTGGCAGGATATGGGGCGGCATCTACAGTCCCTGCTGAAGCTAAACTGGCAATTATGGAATCATCAAAAATGTTTTGGGGTAACTGCGACGGCGACAAAATGAAGTACGACGCACTTGTCGGAAAACTTGCCTGGTCCTCAATCTGGAAACCAGTGTAATGGCGTGCATTGGTAACTACACAAAGAAGGTGAAGATTCAGGAGCTAACGGGCGGTGAGGACGCTCACGGGTTTACTGACTTAACTGCAGATTCTAATTGGTCGGATGTGTTGTCTTCTTTTGCTTCTGTGAAATCTAAAGGCGGGCGAGAATTTTGGAAAGTAGATCAAGTCAGTGCCGATGTTAGCCACGTTTGGTTATGCCCGTATGGTTCAGAATTGGCGGATGTAAAACCTACAGCACGGTTAGTAAACGAAGGCGTTGTCTATGAAATCTTAAGTGTCATTGATATTGATTTGGCACATGAGCAAATTGAGATTCAGACTAAGCGGGCAGTGTAATGGCCAAGCCATTTGAATTGCATCTATTTGGTGACGATGAACTGTTAAGGATGTTCGATAAGTTAAAGATATCAACGGCACGTCAGGCAATGCGAGAGGGTTCAAGGGCCGCCGCTGCACTAGCCGAAAAGAAGATGAAGCGAAATATCCCGTCGCAGCACAAGGGCATTAAAGCTGCCATTGGTTCGCGTAGGTTAGGTTATAGGGATGCACCAGGCGGCGGTGCTAAAGTTGGGGCAAATGTCGCTATAAGCAAAAAGCGTAGAACATTACACCACACGGGTGATCGGAATAAAAAAGGCGTTGGCATTACGTCATCTAACATTTGGTGGTGGTATCGCGGAAGTTATAAAACACCAAACCGAAAGACTGGTAAAAGAGGTGGGCCGGTAAGAAGAACAGGACGAATGCCACCACAGGACAATGCCTTAGACCTGCTTAGAAAGCATAAGTCAGCATTGAAAAAAGAATGGCAGCGGGTTTCGGCTAAGGTTATCAAGATCGAAATTGCAAAAGGGTTTTAATGATTAGCGGGCTTATTGACTTATTACGGAATGCGTCCACTGTGTCATCTATTGCAGGTGGCAGAGTACATGCAAATAAAGCGCCGCAAAATTCAGCCTTGCCATACATTATCGTCACGCAAATTAGTTCAGAAGAGAACCAAACACTTGATGGAAACGTTGGCGTCCGAGCTGTTGATTTCGACATTGACTGTAAGGCAGAACGAAGCGTAACGGCGAACAACTTAGGAAACGCCGTCAGGATATACATTCAAAACTATACGGGCACGGCAGGTACAGAAACGATTAAAGCCGTGAACCTTAACGATCAGTCCTCACAATATGAATCACCGGAAGATGGTTCAGACCGTGGGGTTTATGTATCGATCATCGATGCAACCATCCACTACGAACCAATCTAAGGATTAGAATTATGGCTAAGATCGTAAGCAAAGGTGCAGTTATCAAACAGGATATTGCCTCTACCCTAACGGCAATTGCACAGTGCGAAAGTTTTGGAAGTTCTGGCGCTGGCAGTGAATCTGTTAAATGTTCAACTTTAGATACAATTGGCAATGGTCACGAATATATTTCGACAGGATGGGCGGAAGGTGGAACGTTCGATGTAACTTTGCAATATGATTCAGAATTGGCAGGTCATCAGAGTTTGACAGATGACATCACGACGCCAGTGGAGCGCAATTATAGCGTGACATTAACTGGCGGGACTGAAATGACGTTCACGGCCGCGCACATTGAATTAGGTTTCACTGGAACGATTGATGACATTGTGAAGGCTGACATCAGCCTGAAACTTGATCAGTTGATTGCATACACAACTTAAGGGTTACCCGTGAAAGCTAAGTTGATAGTAGATTGCCAAGTCACAACAGGTGCCGACGCATTAGCTGACGTTGTCGTGAAAGAAGACGGTAAACGTTGGTACCTGGCAGGGGCTGTGATCGAACACGAACGGGCGCACAGGCTTGTTCAGATGGGCGTTGCAGAACCTGCGGACGCGGAATGTACGTTGACCTGTTGTATGACCACGGAACAAATGAAGAAGGCGCAGCTACATCAGGAAATGGTTGCTAAAGGTATTCTTATTGAGGATTACCAGCGATACCTCGACGGCGAGATTCTGGGGTATGACGAAGACGGCAACGATATCCCTGGACCGCATTGGCCGGAAGCAGAAGACGACGACGAAGAAGAATCCGATTACCTAATCGAAGAGGACGACTGTGATGAGCAACCTTAGAAAGAAGATGCACGAACCGATTCCGATACCTATCAAGAAAATAACGCTACCTGAATTTGGTTGTGATGTTTTCTGTCACGGAATGACAGCACGGGATAAGACCAGGCACGAAGCCGGTTTAATGAAAAAGGATTGGTCGGGCATCGACAGAGAAAAGGCACTGAGTCAAAAGGAAAGAATCGTTGCATGGTGCTTGCGTGATGATCAGGGCGCACGAGTGTTTAGTAATGAGGACATTAAGTTACTGGGACAATGGCCTGCATCGTTATTGAATCGCGTGTATGACGTATGCAACGAATTATGTGGTGGTGATACAGACGACGTGGACGAAGACGCGGTAAAAAACTTGCAAGAAACCAGCGACGAATGACAGCCCTGCGCCTTGCAGAGCATGTTGCTGGTACGGTGAACGTTGATGCAATGTTAGAAACAATGTCACCGGATGAATTCAACGAATGGTGTGTCAAGGATGCGATTGAACCGATCGGGTATCACAATCAAATGCTGGGACTCATTGCGTGGTTCCTTCATTCATATTTAGCGGGCGACGAATCAGTGCCATCAGAACATTTCATGCCGTGGTTAAGATATGCGGATAAACCTAAGCACAGCGCTAAGGCGGCGAGGGACGCCCTGGCACTTATTGCAGCACAGGCGCAACGATAATGGCTAGCAGCTTGGGCGACATGGTCGTCAATCTTAAAGCTAATACAGCACAATTCTCGAAGAAAATTGTTTCGGCTGGTGGGGATGTAAAGAACTTCGCAAAAAAAGCGAAAGGATCTTTCGCTGGCCTTGCGGGTGCTGCTAACCCTATCGGTCTTGCTATTGCTGCAGTTGCTACTGTTGTTGCTATTGCCGGCGCTGCTATTAACGCCTTCGTGGGAAAAATTAAAGAACTGGATCAGGTAGCGCATCAGATAAAACGTACCGGATTAGGTGCAGAGGAGTTAGCAGGGTTTACGCTAGCGGCAGAAATGGGCGGCAGTAGTGCGGCTGTAGCATCGAAAGCGATTGATAAATTCACTCGCAATATGGGCACGGCTGGAGACGAAACAAGTAAGACCGCTAAAACATTCAAGATGATGGGTGTTGATTCACAAAAACTTGCAACGCTTACGCCGAACCAGCAACTTAGGGAAACAGTAAAAGCCATATCTGCATTGCCGACAGCAGCATTAAGGGCACACGCTGCGTTTTCGTTATTCGGTAAAGGTAGCGCTTCTCTAGTTGAAGTATTAAGCGGCGGCACAGGCGAGCTAGATGCGTTCAACGATCAAGCTGATGCAATGGGGCTGGCATTATCCGGGGACCAACTACAGGCCGTTGAGGATGTTGACGATGCGATGACAATGCTGGGAATGTCGTTTAGTGGTGCTGCTGGTCAAATCACTGCAGAGCTATCACCGGCGTTCCTTAGCTTTATTGAATTGTTGACTGATTTTGCGACGGAAGCCGCCGTCACATCTAAATGGATGGGGCAATTATTTAACGTAGGCGGTAAGCACACGGGGTTGACACGAGAAGAGGCGTTAGCCAAACGTGACGCCATTGTTGCTTCCGGGAAATTCCCCGGCGGTTCAAGGAGTAGCGAATACGGTAACGATTCGGCTGGCGCAGGTGATTTAGGAACAACACCCGATGAGATAATGAGGATCATTAAAGAAACGGAAAAATTCACCGATGCCATAAAGCAGGCAAAGATTGAGGGTGATATTCTATCGGGCAAAATGACAGAAATAGATGCCACGATTCAGAAGTTTGCAGAGGCTGGAGTTGATCCTAGCATTCTAGGCCAACTGAGAATTCAGCTACAAATCAACAAGGCAATTGAGTTAGGAAACAAGGCACGTAAGGACGCTGACCGTGACGCTGACCGTGCATTGAAAAAACGTAAACGTGATAACGATCGAATTGCAAAAGACAATGAAAGAAAAACTAAAGGCAAAGAGGATTTCTTTTTCAATGAATCACTGCAAAAAGCACGGGACACAGTTAATAAGCTAAAAGAGAAAGCCAATAAAAGCCCAGGGTTTGCAGGCATTGCGGGTAGAGGCAGCAGTGAGGCGTTGGAGATTATTAAACGTTCTCGTGGGCCGGGCAAGGAATTATTGAAGGAACAAAAAATTGCAAATGCGACATTGAAATCATTACTGGCAGAAGCACGATCAAGGAAGCTGGAACAGTTTGACCTACAGGCACCAATCTAATGGCAGTGACAGGCGTAGCGAATGAAGATCACCGCGCACGTTCCCAGAAATATAATGGAACGCAGTGGACGGCTACCCGTGCCTTTAGGGTTCAGACAACGTTAAGGGCTGATGATGCGGATACGGTAAGCGGTGCGTCAGGTTTACCGGCAGAGGGTGCAGCACACCCTAACCCAATCAGCGCAGCAATGTACGCGAAGGAAATCTCGTACGCACCGTATGAATCCGAAACAGCACAGATGTGGTTGGTTACCGTCAACTACACAAGCGAACGACAATTAGACCCCACCGATCCTACACTTGACGAAATCCTAATATCGGTCACAGGTGAGATTTATCAGAAGCGAGTTCAGAAAGATCGTAACGGTGATGCGGTTTTAAACTCTGCAGGCGATCCGTTCCTTGATCCACCGGCTACCCGTGACGACGCACATTTAATCTTTAGGATTCGCGCTAATTATTTAACGGCACCATCTTGGTTCCTGTCACATAGAAACGCCGTTAATAACGCACCGATAAAAATTGACGGCTTGTCGATTGGAACAGGACTGGCGAAGGTACAACGCATTGAAGCCAGCGAGCCAAAAAAACGTGGTGCGACACAATACAGGGAAGTCACGTTAGAAATTCACGTCCACGAAGACGGGTGGAAACTCGACACGCTTGATTCAGGGTTGCGTGAAAAAATAGGCGGGGAATCGCAACATATCATTAATGAAATCGACAAAGAAGAAATTACGGAATCAGTAGCGTTAGACGGTTCGGGCCGACGGTTAGATGATCCGTCACCGTTCAATTCGATATTCTTAGATTTTGACATATATCCGGAAGTGAACTTTTCAACGCTGCCGGGTGTATCTTAAGAAGGCAAACAAATGGGCAAAATAACAGAAGCCATGCGATTCGGCGCTGTAACGTGCGACGCATTTAGCACAACCGTGGCGAGTGTCACAAACGCTATGTGTTCGTCAGCAATGGAGCTGGCACGCACTAAGCTGGCACAGGAAACGTTGGCGTCTTATATGATTCCATTAACTAGCTTTCGTGTCCACGATGCCGTTCAGACTTTGTTGCCTAGTGCTGGCGCTAATGACGATCTGGGACTTGTAACGGGAACGCTAGGAACCGAAACGTCACACTTAAGCGCAAACGACCTAGGTGCTGCTGGTGCAACGACTAGATATGCACGGGCAATGGTTCAACTGCCGCCTGAATATGACGACGCAGAAACGGTAAACTTAAGAGTGTCAGCAGCTTGTCAGACAGCAGTGTCGGATACGACTTGCACTGTAGATTTTCAGGCATATTCTGCCGATGACGACTTAACGGTCTCTGCTGATTTGGTTACGACTGCAGCCACTTCTATGAACTCAGTGACTTTTGCGAATTATGATTTCGTAGTAACGGCCACTAGTCTAGTGGCTGGTAAATGGTTAGACATTCGGGTGTCCATGATCTGCAACGACGCTGCAACCGCCGTGGTTGAACCCACGATTGCTTCCGTGTATTTGCTGTGTGATATCCGGGGTTAAGAAATGGCAAACCCTGTAATACCTAGTGCTGAATTCAACGATCAAATTAAACGTGTTGTTCGTGATGCGCTACGGGAAAACAGGCTGATACAACCATCAAAAGGTGGGCACACCACTAAGCGAATTAGGCGGCATCAGGGCGTTTTGCTGGATGACGTGGCAGGCTCGACAGATCCACTGGCCACTCCAAACTACGGCACTGTTCGAGTGGTTAAACAGGTTCCGGGGTCAGCAACGCTGGCTGTCACAAGCCTGTGCATTGAAGTGGCCTACAGATTCACAGTTCCGGATCTCGAAGCAGGTTCCTTCTGTAA